CCACACAAGATTTGTTCCATGTTAATAAAGGATGTAAACTGGCAAACATGACTTTCTCTGGTCATACTGCTCCTGCAGCTGCGGTCGCGTTTCCAACATCTGGTGCTACCAATGTTGGTGGTGGTAAGTGGAAAGGTCCATACATCCAGAACTGTACTAGTGACACCACTACTGGAACTGGTATCTTAATTGACGGAGATAAGGCAGTCAAAACTAAATCGATGAATGTTGATGCATTCACTCAGTACAATCAAGGAGGAGTTGGAGTTGCTGTTACTAATGAAGGATATGCTCAGTTAGTTTCTGTATTCACAATTTGTTGTGATAAAGCAATAACTGTCCATAAAGGTGGTCAAGCTGATGTTGCTAATAGTAATTGTAGTTTTGGAACATTTGGATTAGTTGCTGATGGGGTAAGTCCTCAACAGTATACTGGTGTTGTAACAAGTTCTGGAGCAGTTGGTCAAGATAATATTGTGATCAACATTGGTGATGCCACAACCAGGCCATATGACGGTCAAGTTGTTTATTTTGATCAACTCTATAAGTCTATAGAATCAATTACAATCACGAATGGTGGAAGTGGATATACATCTACTCCATCGGTTACGATCGCATCCCCCACAGGTCCAAATGGAGAGGTAGCTACATCGTTTGTTACTCTAGAAGATGGTGTGGTTACTGAGATTACCATCATCAGTAGTGGAAGTCAATATACATCCACTCCAGTTGTTACCATCTCTGCTCCAGATTCAGGTACAACCGCCACTGCAACAGCTGTTATGGCAGATACCTATTACACGATAAATAGCTCGACTCCTATCACCGCTGGTATAACTACATTAACACTTGCTGAAAATCTACTCAACACAGTGGGGGTAGCATCTACGGCATACTTCTTCCAACAAAGTAAAATCATCGCTAGTTCTCATACCTTTGAGTATATCGGTTCTGGTAATGATATTACTACAGCAACACCTAAAAGAGGTGGAGTTACAATCCAAGCAAACGAAGTTGTATCTACAAATGGTGGAAGTGTAATTTATACTAGTACTGACCAATCTGGCAATTTCAGAATTGGCGATGACTTCCAAATCAATCAGGCAACTGGAACAGTTAGTGGTAGAGCATTCTCCAAAAGTCTGTTCTCAGAAATGACCCCTCTCATTCTAGCACTTAGTTAAATGGCACAGTTAGCACTTAATAGATTCAAAACAGAAACGATTGTACTGACCACATCTGATCAGACAATTTACACTGCACCGACTGGATATACTGGTATTGTTCTTTACGCACACGTCACCAATTATGCCAGTGATGCTACGACTGTGACAATTTCACATGTAAGGAACTCCACTACAACTGAGATTATTAAAGAAGCTCAGGTACCAGTCAATGATGCCTATATCCCTCTTGATGGTAAGTTGGTCCTTCAGACTAATGACTCAATCAGGGGTAGTGCTGGTGCTAATAGTACATTAAAAGTTCTTCTCTCAGTATTGGAGACTGCTAACTAATGCCAAGACTTATTAGCGAAGTAAATTCTGGTGGAGGCGCTGTTGGTATTTCCAGCGATGGTGTTGATTTAGGTAAAATGAAGACTTTGGATTATGAAAGTAATAGAATTGAGTTTGATAATACGACAGGTGTAGCCACTGTGTTCTCAAATCCTTTGACTATTATTGGACTATAAATAATAAAAACTCTTGTGTGTGATGATTAATGAAGGAACTCTACACAATTGGTTTGGTAAATCCAAATCCAAAGATGGGAAACCTGGTTGGGTTCAATCTGATGGTTCCCCATGTGCTAATGAACCTGGTGAAAAGGGAACGCCTAAGTGTTATTCTTCTAGAAGACTTGCTGGATTGAAGAAAACCAAAGAAGGTAAATCTAAAATCAGAAGTGCTGATTCTCGTAAGAGTAGGCAAGATCCAGGACAACAATCTAAGAGTGGTGCATCAAAACCAACTATGGTTAGAACGTTCAAAGATCCAAAGGATTACAAGAAACACAAGTCTGGGGACTACAAATCAGAGGGCTATGAAATGCAGGAAGCAAAAGATCAAAAGGGATCAGGTTCGGGAACCAAAGATGCCTGTTACAATAAAGTCAAGTCTCGTTATGATGTATGGCCTTCAGCATACGCCTCTGGTGCATTGGTAAAGTGTCGTAAGGCTGGTGCAGCTAACTGGGGTAACTCTACTAAGAAAGAAGAGTTTGAAGGTTTCTATGACCTTCCTGAGTTCACTGAGTCTCAGATTGCAGCTATGAAGTATGCTGGTATTGAGGTAGAAGTTATTGATGAAGCATGTTGGAAGGGATATACCAAGAAAGGTATGAAGACTATGTTTGGGAAGAGATATCCAAACTGTGTCAAGAAGGAAGAAGTAGAAACAGTTGATGAAGCCGCTGGAGGAATTATTGGTGGTGGAATGTTGGCCCTTAAAGCTTTAAAAACTGCCAAAGTGGTAAAGGGTCTTAGTACCGCTGCTAAACTTGGTTCTGCGGCATCTGCTTTAGCACCTGCAGTTAAAGTTGCAGGAGCAACAGGAGCAGCAAGTGGAGCAGGAATGGCAGCAGCTGGTGCGGCAGGTGGATATGGTTTAGCTAAAGCGACTGAGAAGAAGAAACAACAACAAGAAGAAGTCACTGGTGGTATCCTTGTTCAAGACGCGGAAGATTTCAAACCTCGTGAGATTGAATCAGTTGACATTATCAAGGCTGACCCTATCAAAGGTGGACAACTCCAAGAAGTCGTAAGAACTAAGGTTCAGACTGGTAACATGTATCAGGTTATCTTTGGTTGGAGAGGTAAGATGATGATGGTGAAGTTGTTCTTCCCTGATGCAACTGTACCTAACAGACAGAAGGTTGCAAATGCACTGAATAAGATGTATCCTGGTTCTCAGTTGAGATCCTACACCATGTCTGTTGTGGATTATGACGATCCTTATATCAATGTAGGTGTTGATGAGGAAACTGATGCCAACCAAGATGTTCAAAACAGAATGCAGGCTGATGAGAACAGAAAGAGAACTCAGATTAGAAACAAACATAGAGCTTCTCGTTTGAAACAGAATAAGTATCTACAGGCTGAAGAGAATATTGAAGAAGGAACTCCAGCTTGGCAGAGAAAGGAAGGTAAGAGTGATTCTGGTGGTTTGAATCAGGCAGGTGTTGATTCTTATAGAAGATCAAACCCTGGTTCTAAATTGAAGACAGCCGTTACTAAAGATCCATCTAAACTTAAAAAAGGTGGTAAGGCGGCTGGTAGAAGAAAATCATTCTGTTCAAGAATGAAAGGAATGAAAAAGAAACTGACTTCATCCAAGACTGCTAATGATCCTGATAGCAGAATCAATAAGTCTCTCCGTAAGTGGAATTGCTGATGAAAAACTTCAAAGAATTCATAGAAGAGAGTGTCAACATTCAACACGTTGATACTCTCATTGTCAACGACTCTCAAGAGCAATCAACTGTTGGAGAGGAGTTTACTGCCGACATTGTATATCAAGGCAGCATTCATAGAATTGTAATGGTAACAGAAACTGGTGTCCCATCTCGCTCTGAGTTGGCAGAATATCTACAAGATGAATATCCTGGTTCAATGGTTCATCAGATATATACACCAGAAGGAAGAGAATCTCCATTCAAAATCAAAGATGCAAAAAGATATCATCCTGCAAAATTAGATTGGGTTTAATATGGCACAGTGGAATAAGATTAATCAAGACTATCTCAACCAAGAGAGAAGTCTATTTGAAGTTTATATGTGTGCCGATAGGTACGGCAACATTGGAAACTGTGGTTTAGGTGGAACTGGAAATACCAGTGGTGATGCCTTTGGTAGGATGAGAATTTCTCAGCCATTTACAATGTTTGATAGTTCAGTAGAGTATAAGCTAAATGGAACTGGTATAACTGGTGGAAGAATATTAGAATCTGGATTTTTTAATTCTTCAAATCAATCATCTCCATCAATTAATATCTTAAAAGAATCACTCTTCGCCTTTCAGTTAGAAAGAAATGGTTTAACTGGAACTCCATATGAACTCACAGTTGTAGTGGCAGCAGCTCCAATATCATCTAGTGAAAATGTTTTTGTTGCAATGGATTGGGAAGAAGTTAGTAGGTAAATTATTATGTCAAATGATGTTTATTTAGGAAATCCTTTACTTAAGAAGGCGAATACCCCCATTGAATTCTCACAAGAGAATATTGAGGAATATATTAAATGTAAGAGTGATCCAGTATACTTTGCAAATAACTATGTAAAGATTGTGACCTTGGATCATGGTCTTCAACCTTTTAGAACTTATGACTTCCAAGAGAAGTTAATCAATAACTTTCATAACAACAGATTTAATATCTGTAAGATGCCTCGACAGACTGGTAAGTCTACCACCTGTGTGTCGTATCTACTTCACTATGCTATCTTCAATGATAGTGTAAATATTGGTATTCTGGCAAACAAAGCCACAACTGCTAGAGAACTATTAGCAAGGTTAGCTACTGCATATGAGAACTTACCTAAGTGGATGCAACAGGGCATTCTGGTCTGGAATAAAGGAAACATCGAACTGGAAAACGGATCGAAAATACTCGCAGCATCAACTTCCGCTTCAGCTGTCCGAGGAATGTCTTTTAACATTCTTTTTCTGGACGAGTTCGCCTTTGTTCCTAATCACGTTGCTGACGCATTCTTTGCCTCTGTATATCCTACTATCACTTCAGGTAAATCAACGAAAGTAATTATTGTTTCTACCCCTCACGGGATGAACCACTTTTACAGATTGTGGATTGATGCTGAGAAAAAGAGAAACGAATATATTCCAACTGATGTTCATTGGTCAGAAGTTCCTGGTAGGGATTCTGTATGGAAAGAACAAACTATTGCCAACACATCTGAACAACAATTCAAAATTGAGTTTGAGTGTGAGTTCCTTGGATCTGTTGACACTCTCATTGCACCGAGCAAACTGAAGGCTTTGGTGTTTGAGAAATCAATTCAAACTAATGCTGGGATGGATGTTTATGAAAAACCTCAAGATAAACACGATTACGCGATTACTGTTGACGTTGCACGTGGGGTTGGTAACGACTACAGTGCTTTTGTTGTTGTTGACATAACTACGTTCCCTCATAGGGTTGTAGCTAAGTATAGAGACAATACTATCAAACCAATGTTGTTCCCAAGTGTCATCTATGAGGTGGCCAGGAGTTACAACCAGGCTTTCATTCTTTGTGAAGTGAATGATGTTGGTGACCAGGTTGCCTCTATTCTTCAGTATGATCTAGAGTATCAAAACCTACTGATGTGTTCTATGAGAGGTAGAGCAGGTCAGATTGTAGGACAAGGTTTCTCTGGGCAGAAAACACAATTGGGTGTGAAGATGTCCAAGACTGTGAAGAAGGTTGGATCACTAAACCTCAAGGCAATGATTGAGGAAGACAAACTTCTTTTCTGTGACTATGATATAATTTCAGAACTCACAACCTTCATCTCTAAATCAAATTCATTTGAGGCAGAAGAAGGATGTAATGATGACTTGGCTATGTGTCTTGTGATCTATGCTTGGTTAGTTGCTCAGGATTACTTTAAAGAACTTACAGATCAGGACATTCGTAAGAGGTTGTATGACGAACAAAAAAACCAAATCGAACAAGACATGGCTCCATTTGGTTTTATCGATGATGGGTTGGATTCTTCTAGCTTTGTAGATAGTGAGGGTGACAGGTGGTCTGTTGCTGGAAATGATGAGTATGGAACCACTGGAGGAGGTTTTGACTATATGTGGAATTCTTGGTGATGAATATTGATGATCAACTATCACTAGGTCCACTATTCCTTACAGATAGGGAGTGCAGAACTTGTGGTTTAACCAAGAATTTGATTGATGGATTTTATAAGAAAGGGAAGGGAATAAATCCATCTTCATATTCTTATGAGTGTAAGTCATGTAGTATAAAGAGAATTATAAAGAACAGAAGAAAGAGAAATAATTCTACTGATTGGTCATATCCTGACTGGTAAACGGTTGTTTACCCACTGTTTTCCTAGTTAAATAACAGTTTTACCTAAATATTTCCAGGTAAAACTGAGAACTAAGGAGAAACAAATGGCTACTCCTCAATTATCTCCTGGTGTATTAATCAGGGAAGTTGATTTAACGGTAGGAAGGTCAGAGAACGTTCTCGACAACATCGGAGCAATTGCTGGACCTTTTGCTATCGGTCCTGTCGATGAGCCGATCACAATCGAGACAGAGCAACAGCTTATCAATACATATGGTAAGCCAATGTCTACTGACAGACAGTATGAGTACTGGATGTCTGCAAGCTCTTTTCTGAGCTATGGTGGTATTCTGAAAGTAGTAAGAATCGGTGGTGGTTCTTTGAATAACGCCAACGCTGCTGTTGGATCGGCTAACACCACACTAGTTATTAACAACTACGATGATTACGAAGAGAATCATCTGAACGATAATTCTTTCGTATACGCTTCTAAGAACCCCGGTTCATGGGGAGACGATCTTAAAGTATGTACGATCGATAACACAGCTGACCAAAGAATTGGAATCAGCACTATCAATCCAAATGCAGCTGGTGCTATCATTGGATATGGTGTTACAAGTCCTCTTTCTAATGTAGTTATTCCTGGAGCAGGAACAACCACTACATTCAATGGTTACCTGAAAGGTATCATTACTGGTGTTTCGACTGACTCAGTTAATGGAAACTCTACAATCGATGTTAAGATTGTATCTCAGGTTTCTTCAGCTGGTACAGAAACCAAACTGAACTACCAACAGTCTAACGCAGCTCGTTCTTACGAATCAGCTGATGGTCTTACCTTCATCAATAACAGTGGTGTTTCGACTGGTAACGGAGCTGTAACATCTGCAGCTTCAGCAGTTGACTGGTATGATGAACAAACACTTGGTTTGTCCAACTCTGTTGTTTATTGGAAGAACCTGGCACCTAAACCTGTTGATAACAACTACTCTGCTAGTAGAAGTGGACGTAACGACGCAATTCACGTTGCAGTTGTTGATGACAAGGGTACTATTACAGGATCACAAGGAACTATCCTTGAGAAATTCCTCAGTCTTTCTAAAGCAAAAGACGCCACAGCTGATGGGGACAATCCTACTAGAACTTACTACAAGGATTATGTTGCACTGAACTCCAGGTATATCTACTCTGGATACAACACCTCACAGGCAACGGATTCATTCCACGGTACTTCACCTAAAGCTAACGGATTCTCAACAGGATACACGGCAATCACGACTGGTGCAGGTCTCTGGGGACAAGATGCACAGGGAATTGATTTCTCCTCTATTGGTAATGTAACATACACCCTAGGTGGTGGTGTTGATTATCAAGCTGGTGGTGGTATGGCCGCTACACTTGGTGATCTGAATACTTCTTATAATTTGTTTGGTAACAAAGAAGAAGTTGCAGTTGATTACATTATGATGGGTCCATCACTCTTGATTGAAACAGAATCACAAGCTAAGGCAAACTTGGTCATCTCTCTGGCTGAGGGAAGAAAAGATTGTATGGCTGTTGTTTCTCCACACAGAGCTAACGTTGTTAGTGTTAACAACACTAACACTCAAACTGATAACCTGTTGAGATACTACTCGGCGTTGAGTTCTTCTTCTTACGCTGTATTTGATTCTGGTTATAAGTACACCTACGATAGATTCAATAACGAGTTCCGTTATCTCCCATGTAACCCAGATGTTGCTGGTTTGATGGTTAGAACTTCTATCGAATCTTATCCTTGGTTCTCACCAGCTGGATTGACGAGAGGTGTTCTGAATAACGCTATCAAGTTGGCTTATAACCCAACAAAAACACAAAGAGATGTTCTCTATGGTTCTAGAGTTAACTCTATCGTAAATCAGAGAGGATCTGGTATCATCTTGTTTGGTGATAAGACAGCTCTGGCATACTCTTCAGCGTTTGATAGAATCAACGTTAGAAGATTGTTCCTCACAGTTGAACAGGCTCTTGAAGGAGCAGCTAACGCACAACTCTTCCAACTCAATGATTCGATCACAAGGTCTAACTTTGTGAATATCGTTGAACCTTATTTGAGAGATGTTGAGGCTAAGAGAGGTGTTTATGGATTCTTGATTGTTTGTGATGATACAAATAACACTCCTGATATCATTGATAACAATGAATTCAGAGCTGATATCTACCTGAAGCCCACTAAGTCTATCAACTACATTACTCTCACATTCGTAGCCACCAGAACTGGTGTTGCGTTTGAAGAAATTGTTGGTACTGTTTGATCGATACTAACACATTAAAGAGGAACCCTAAAAATGGCAACAACAAAAACACTTTCACAGTTCAAATCTAGGTTGGCGGGCGGTGGCGCCCGTCCTAACCTGTTTGAGGTAACTCTTCCCGCATTCCCTGGAGCCGCTACGGATTTCTGGACTGAGGGTGAGGACGAATCAAACGCTAAATTTAGCTTCTTGTGTAAAGCAGCTCAACTTCCAGCCTCCACTGTAGCATCAGTACCTGTTGCTTTCAGAGGTAGAGAACTGAAAGTTGCTGGAGAAAGAACCTTTGATCCTTGGACCGTTACCATCATCAATGATGAGGACTTCGGTTTGAGAACATCATTCGAAGGTTGGATGAACAAGCTTTCTAAATTGAATGATGCAACTGGTGTTACTAACCCCACTTCTTACATGACCAACGCTTATGTTAAGCAACTTGGTCGTGGAGCTACGAAGTTCGCTGAAACCAATACTGGTGGAGAATCTTCTGTTCTTAGAACTTATAAGTTCTATGATATCTGGCCTTCTAATGTATCGGCTATCGAACTTAGCTATGATACCACCAACACTGTAGAGGAATTTACAGTTGAATTCCAAGTTCAGTACTTCAGTATTGGTGAGTCTGAGGAGGACGCTTCTTCTGATGATCAGAATGGTACAATCCAGTAACTTCTAACCTGATAAATAACTAGAACGGAAGTTACTAGTTACTCTATAAAATGGCGAGATTATTTGGATTCTCAATTGAAGATAACGAGAAAAACCCGCCTGGTGTAATATCTCCGGTCCCACCGAATAAAAACGATGGGAACGAGAGCTACATCAGTAGTGGGTTTTTTGGTTCGTATGTAGATATTGAGGGTGTTTATCGCAATGAAAATGAACTGATCAGACGATACAGGTCTATGGCTCTGTATCCTGAGTGTGACAGTGCAATTGAAGACATTGTAAATGAAGCAATTGTTGCTGACACGAATGATACTCCAGTATCAATCGAACTATCAAACTTGAATGCCAGTGATGGTATCAAAAAGAAAATAAGAGAAGAGTTTAAGTATATTCTAGAACTTTTGGACTTCGATAAGAAGGCCCATGAGATCTTCCGTAACTGGTATATTGATGGAAGACTCTACTACAACAAAGTAATCGATCAAAAGAATCCTCAAGATGGTATCCAAGAACTGAGATATATTGATTCTGCAAAGATGAAGTATGTTCGTCAGGTCAAGAAAACCAGAAATGATGGATTGGCTAGAGCTGAGCAAGATAATCCAGCAACATATAACTTCCCAGAACTAGAAGAGTATTTCATCTATACTCCTGGTGGAAGTAACCAATATGGTTCTGCTCCATCTAAGGGAATCAAACTAACTAAAGATTCAGTTACATATTGTACCTCTGGATTGGTAGATAGAAACAAGGGATCAACCCTTTCATGGCTTCATAAAGCAATCAAACCACTCAATCAGTTGATGATGATTGAGGATAGTTTGGTAATCTATCGTCTTTCAAGAGCACCAGAAAGAAGAATCTTCTACATTGACGTTGGTAATCTGCCCAAACAAAAGGCAGAATCATACCTTCGTGATGTAATGCAGCGTTATAGAAACAAACTTGTATATGATGCCAACACTGGTGAGATCAGAGATGATAAGAAATTCATGTCGATGATGGAGGACTTTTGGCTTCCTAGACGTGAAGGTGGTCGTGGTACTGAGATTACTACACTTCCTGGTGGACAAAACCTTGGAGAAATCTCTGATATCAACTACTTCCAGAAGAAATTGTACAGATCATTGAATGTTCCTGAGACAAGACTTCAGGGAGATAGTGGTTTCTCGATGGGTCGTTCTTCTGAAATCCTCAGAGATGAAGTTAAGTTCTCCAAGTTTGTTGGAAGAATGAGAAAGAGATTCTCTGAAATGTTCAGTGATATGTTGAAGACTCAACTTATCCTGAAGAACATCATTACTCCTGAAGATTGGGAGTACATGAATGATCATATTCAATATGATTTCCTTTATGATAATCACTTTGCAGAACTGAAAGATGCAGAACTTCTAAGAGAAAGACTGACTCTGGCAGAACAAACGATGCAATACGTTGGTAAGTATTACTCCAACGATTATGTAAGGAGACACGTTCTTCGTCAAACTGATGAAGAAATTATTGAACAGGATAAACTCATCGAGAAGGAAATTGAATCTGGAGCACTTCCAGATCCTGCAATGGCAGCAATTGATCCATCAACAGCGATGGGTGGAGAACCTCCAGTTGGTGGAGCACCTCCAACTAGTGGATCAGCTCCTCTTGATCCACCAACACCAGAAGCTTCTGAAACTCCCACTGGTGGGGAGATCTAAATAAAGAAAAATTACACCTATGGATATGGATGAACTTATGGATCTGCTGGTGAAGGATGAATCACCTTCGGCAGTAAGTGATGCGATTAAAGATCAGTTGTTCTCACGAACTGCTGAAAAGATTCAAGGAATTAGACCTAATGTTGCTGCATCAATTTTTGATGATGATATCGATCTTGATTCTGAAGAAACATCTGGGTTCGATGATGACATCGATCTAGATACTGAAATTGAATAAATAACATCATACACTAGGTATATCAATGGCCAGAACATTACTAGTCGGTGCAGAGATTGCATGTCCGACGACTGCAGGAGCCGCCACTAGTTTTACTGAAGCTACTGTGCTCCGTTTAGTGAATACTGATACATCCGCTCACACAGTAACTCTTATTGAGTCAGTGGGTGGAGCTGGTATCGGATCAATGACTCTTCCAGCGGGTAACGTTGAGTATCTAGAGAAGAGATCATCACAAGTACTATTTGCGGATAGCGCTCTTGTACTCGCAACTAAAGTAGGTTACACAGCTTAAACCCATGAAACTTATCAGAGAAGAGATCGAATCAGTTGATTTTATCGTTGAAGAAAAGAACGGTAAAAAGAGTATGTACATTGAAGGTATCTTCCTTCAAGGAGACATCTGTAATCGTAATGGAAGAATGTATCAAATGGAGGGCCTGAGAAGGGAAGTCCAAAGATACACAGAAAACCACATCAATTCTGGAAGAGCTCTTGGAGAACTGGGACATCCAGATGGCCCAACAGTTAATCTGGATCGCGTCAGTCACAAAATTGTTTCTCTCAAAGAAAGCGGAAACAATTTTATCGGTAAGGCCAAAATCTTATCGACTCCGATGGGTAAGATTGCAGAGTCTCTCATTAGCGAAGGAGTTAAGTTGGGCGTTTCTTCTAGAGGAATCGGATCACTCAAACAAACAAGAGAAGGTGTAAGTGTTGTTGGTGATGACTTTATGTTATCAACAGCAGCCGACATCGTTTCCGATCCTTCTGCTCCCGATGCTTTCGTTGAAGGTATTATGGAAGGTAAGGATTGGGTTTGGGATGGTGGCATCTTGAGAGAATCTCAAGTAGCTAAGACCTACAAGTATATCAATACACTGGTCGATCAAAAACAACTTGATGAGAAAAAGTTGGATGTCTTCAACAATTTCTTAAATAGTCTCTGATAATACAGAGATACCAATATTATAAATAAATATAGATTAAATAAATAAGGTTAATCGGAGTAAAGTTCAAATGTCTCGTGGAGATCTACAAGAAATGGAGCAATCCAAAACTGCTGTGAATGCGAACGCCAAAGCCGGTGATCCCATTCAGAAACTGGCCCCTGGAGCTATAGCTGGACAACCAGCTGTAGAAGACCTCGGTGGACCTACCCCTGAAAACTATAAATCTGATGACGATTCAGCAAAGCTCAAAGAGCCTAAGATCGCCACCGTCAAGGATGTAGTTAATAAAGGTGCTAAGGCCGCTGATCCTATGAAGAAAATGGCTAAGGAAGAGGCTGAATCTGAAGAGGAAGTTCTGGAAGAGGAAGAGATTTCGACAGAAGAAACTGTTGAAGAAGAGATTAACATCGAAGAAGATGTTAACGCTCTCCTCGGTGGTGAAGAGCTATCTGAAGAGTTTAGAGAGAAAGCAAAGTTGATTTTCGAATCAGCTCTCAACTCTAAAGTATCCGAAATCCAAGAGGCACTTGAAATCCAGTATGAAGTAAAACTGGAAGAAGCCAAAGAGGGTCTCAAAGAGGCCCTTACTGATAGAGTCGATTCGTATCTTGAGTACGTCGCTGAAGAGTGGATGACCGAGAACGAATTGGCTATCGAACATGGTCTCAAGACCGAAATGACTGAGTCCTTCCTTTCTGGAATGAAGGGACTCTTTGAAGAACATTATGTAACAATCCCTGAAGACAAATATGATGTACTTGAGAGTATGGTAGAAAAACTTGATGATATGGAAACCAAGCTCAATGAGCAAATTGACAAGAACATCAGTATGAATCAGCGTTTGGCTGAATCAGTATCTGATAATATTCTTGATCAAGTTTCTGAAGGACTTGCAGTCACTCAGAAAGAAAAGCTCGCCTCACTTGCTGAGAGTGTTGAGTTTGAAAGTGAAGAAGAGTATCGTGAAAAACTGGAAACCCTGAAGGAGTCGTACTTCTCCAGAGCTCCTGTTTCAACATCGGAAGCCCCACAGACATTGTCTGAGGGTGTAGACACAACCGAAGCCCCTATTGGCAGCGGTATGGAAGCCTATCTCAGAACACTGGGTGCTTTCAAAAAGTGAATTTTAGATTAATTCAAACACAAACACAAACGTAAAAGGTAAAAGCAAATGTTCCAGTCCGAGCATCTGCAGGAAAAGTGGAGTCCCCTCCTCGATTATGAGGGCCTTGATCCTATCAAGGATGCACATCGTAGAAGTGTAACCGCTGTCCTGCTTGAGAACCAAGAAAAGTTCCTCAAAGAAGAGCAAGCATTTAGTCAGGGTATCAACCTGATGGAATCACCCACCAACTCTGCAGGTAGTAACCCTGCTGGTTTTAGTGGTTCCGCCGCCGCAGCTGGCCCCGTTGCCGGTTTCGACCCCGTTCTGATCTCTTTGATCAGACGAGCAATGCCTAACCTGGTCGCTTATGACCTGGCTGGTGTTCAACCCATGAATGGACCAACTGGACTTATCTTCGCGATGAGATCCCGTTATGAGAATCAGTCTGGTACTGAGGCTCTGTTCAATGAAGCTGATACCGCATTCTCTGGTCAGGATGCAGGTTTCGACCTTACCGGTGGTTTCGCCGATGGCGACGTTGGTTTGGGAACAACAGCACAGAGAGGAGACAATCCTTCTGTTCTTAACCCCGTTGGTACTGCTTCAACCAACACCGCAGCATACACCGCTGGTGGTGGTATGTTGACAGGCGACGCTGAGAACCTTGATGGTTCTGGCGATAACGCTTTCAACCAGATGGCTTTCTCGATTGAGAAAGTTACCGTAACAGCTAAGTCTAGAGCACTGAAGGCTGAGTACAGTTTGGAACTGGCTCAAGACCTCAAGGCTATTCACGGTCTTAACGCTGAAGCCGAACTGGCTAACATCCTTTCTACTGAAATCTTGGCTGAGATTAACCGTGAGGTTATTCGCACCATCTATATGACAGCAGAACAGGGTGCAGCTCAGAACGTTGCTACCGCTGGTGTATTTGACCTGGACATCGACTCTAATGGTCGTTGGTCAGTTGAGAAGTTCAAAGGACTTCTTTTCCAAATCGAGAGAGACGCTAACGCGATCGCACAAAGAACTCGTAGAGGGAAAGGCAACATGGTTCTGTGTTCCGCAGACGTTGCTTCCGCACTCACGATGGCTGGTATCCTGGATTACACCCCAGCACTCAACGCTAACTTGAACGTTGATGACACCGGTAATACTTTTGCTGGTACGATTAACGGTAAGTTCCGTGTATACATCGACCCCTATTCGGCTAACCTGACCTCCGCTAACGGAGCCAACGGTAACCAGTATTACGTCGTTGGTTATAAAGGTTCTTCACCTTATGACGCAGGTTTGTTCTACTGTCCTTACGTTCCTCTCCAGATGGTTCGTGCAGTTGGAGAGAACTCCTTCCAGCCTAAAATCGGATTTAAGACCCGTTATGGTCTCGTTGCTAACCCATTCGCTGAAGGTGACGCAGCCAACCAGGGTCTGGGACGTTTGAGAATCAACTCGAACCGTTACTACAGACGTGTGGCTGTTAAGAACTTGATGTGATCCATCAGTTCTGATATACTAGAGGGGATAATACCCCTCTTTTTTTATGCCTTTGATAAATAACTAATAAACATATCAATAATAATGGCATTTCGCATCCAAAAACCATCAGCAGTTGATCCTAATATCACTGTCTATTATGTTAAGAAGTCTCACTGGTCTGATGACTATAATGATAGAAAGACTTGGGCAACAATTACATCACCCACCAACCTGATGGTAAATCCTGATGGTAAGAATGGTGGTTGGGAAGGAGCGAGCATTGTTCAAGAATGAGTGAATCAAGACTTCCAGATTCGAGTTTTGACAGACAAATAGAGAATAGAAACTTTCTGTCACCAACAGGGTTCCATTTCTCTGTTGTCAGAGCACCCAAAGTATCCTTTTATGGGTATCAAGTCAACGTGCCTAGTTTAGATTTGGGTGTTGCAATGCAACCAACTTATCTAACTGATATTCCTCGTGCAGGTGAGAAGATCGACTTTGGTGATCTTACTCTTACATTTTTAGTTGATGAAGATCTCACAAACTACCTTGAGATTCAAAACTGGATGAGAGGTCTTGGGTTTCCAGAATCTCTCAATGAGATCTATCAGTGGCAAAAGGATAAAGCTCCAGCACATTATCCTTCAAACTATCAAAATGAAAATGAGTTGAACCTTTATTCTGATGGAACACTGGCTATCTACAACTCAGCAGATAATCCAAACTTCAAAGTTATCTTTGAGAATATTTTTCCATATTCTTTATCACAACTGCAGTTTGATGCACAAACAACTGATGTTCAATACTTGACAGCAACAGTCAATTTCAAGTATACTGTATATAATATAGATGGTGTAATCTGTTGTTAGTATGATTGACCTTGAAACCCTTCAAGGAATGTGGAATGAAGACTCTAAGATTGATCCAGATAATTTGCACACTGAGTCTCTTAATATACCTGTTCTACATTCCAAATATTATGACATATATAATACTCTGATGTTACTTCGAAAGAAGGCAGAACAACAGAGAAAAAATATTAGACACGAACGTTATGAGTACTTCTCAGGTAAAGCAGATCCAGAAGTATACATTGATAACCCGTTTCCTAAGAAGATTAGAGATAAGGAAACTATGGCGAAATACTTGGATGCAGATACGAAGCTCTCAGGAGTTTCGTTAAAGATTGAGTATTATTCTGTTATGTTGAGTTTCATTGAAGAAATTCTAAAACAAATAACCAATAGAACATATCAAATCAAAAATGCCATAGAATTTATGCGGTTTAGTTCAGGAATGGGTTAATGGACGAAGAAGGTTTTTATCACATAGAATTACCCATAGAGGGTATTCGTATTATTCATAAAGGTTTATCCCAAGCTGTTGAGAAGTGGCCTGGTGGTGATCCTTATGAGCAAGACGGTCTCATCCAAATGAGAGATAACTTCTATAGAATTATGCTAGAACATCAGTTCTCAAACATCGAATAAATACATATAGGTAAAACCTATATGAATGGCTCATTTGATAATTGAAAAGGTAAATGAAGTTTATCTTAAGATTGATACAGAACCGCATGTTGAACATGAACTAAGAGACCGATTTACCTTTGAGGTAGAAGGTGCAAAGTTCATGCCTCAATATCGAAGGCGACATTGGAACGGAGAGATTCACTTGTTCGATATGAGAACAAAGAGGATCTATGTTGGTCTGCTTGATAAGGTTGTAGCATTCTGTGAACAATCAAGTTATACCTATGAGTTCAAGGATAATAAGTTTTATGGATTGCCTTTTGAAGTCAATGATATGATTTCAAAGGAAGGTGTCAAAGATTATATGGCATCTATCACATCAATCAAACCCAGAGACTACCAGATTGATGCTGTATATGATGCTCTAAGATATAATAGAAAACTTCTCATCTCACCAACTGCATCTGGTAAGTCATTTATGATTTACTCTGTAGTGAGATTTCATGTTGGTTTGAAAAGAAGAGTTCTACTTGTAGTCCCTACTACATCCCTTGTGGAACAGATGTATAAGGACTTTGAATCTTATGGTTGGGATGCTCAGAATCATTGCCACAGGATCTATGCAGGTCGTGAGAGAGTGAATACCAATGAGGTTACCATCACCACCTGGCAATCTGTATATCAACTAGATCGTGCCTTTTTTGAGGAGTATGATGTTGTGATTGGTGATGAGGCTCACCTATTCAAGAG